CTTTAACGCTCTTGCCTTTGTAGCCAAGAGTACCATTGTCTTGTACTGTTACATACAAACCTTTTGCGCCAGTCTTAACATCTGAGACCAAACGGAACGTCTCATTGCGAACTTTAGTGCCGCGATACTCGCCTGCAAAAATAGTTACATTAGCCATTTACAAACTCCTGTTTTGTTAATCTATGTATGTATTATAGCACTAAAGCCAATTTGTGTCAATTAAACAATAACAATAAGGCCTTCTTTAAGAAGGGCACTAAAAGCTCTATTAGCAGTTACATCTGCGCGAGTGCCGCCATTTTTACCGTAGCCTTTGCATTCTGTTACTAGATTAATAAAAAGATTAACCATGTCTTTTTTAGACATAACTTCACCTAAATATGAGAGTGTTTTGTAGTCAAATTCTTGCCAGATGCCGCCTTTATGTTTACAGTAATTAGTACTATTACCAATTCGCGGTTGATTGGGTTGATGAGCAAGCATCTGTTTTGCAATATAAGGAGCCATAGGATGGATCATTACTAAAGTAGAAGGTTGAACTCGCATATAAAACTCCTGTTTTGTTAATCTATGTGTTATTATAACACGTCTTCCAATTTATGTCAATTAAATGACAGCAACTTTGAACATTTTTAAGCTGGAATCGTCAGCGCAAATTGTAGTATGAGTGTCAAATTTAGCACCATTTTGGGCCGGAACAAAAAGTGTAACAAAAGTATTAAGAAATCCAGGCTTTGCTGTAGGACTAATTTTGATACCAACTACTTCTGCACGACGGGTACCTGCGGCACTTGTATAAACAATTTTAGTTCCGATTGCTAGTTCCATTTAGAACTCCTTTTTACTGTTGATAGTGTATTATACTGCAAAAAGGAATTTGTGTCAATTAACCCAAAGTTGTATCGTCCATTCCGGCTACACGGAGTTTAACAATATTAGTAATCTGCCATTGCTTAGTATCAATGGCTTTCATGATGCCAAGGTACTTGTTACGAATCATAGCAAACTCATTTACAAGAATTTGCCATTCAATTACTTCATCATCGCCGTCAACATATTTGTCTGCACTACGATCACTGAGTGTTCTATTATAATTTTCGGTATACTTCCTAAACATCTCACTTCGTTTTTTTCTAAGTTGGATGTTTAGGAATTCAAGTATAGCCTCGACTTCTTGTAATTGGTTAAATCTGTGTTCTACTATTCCAGGCATAAGTCTAGAGTTAGATTCTAAGTTACCTTTGATACTAGTTTCTATTCTAGCATCCTGCAACTCAGATTCAAAGTAGGCTATTGAGCCTGGCAACTCGCCCAAGTTGCCAGTAACACGTCTGTACCAATCGCTCATTCGTCGTAGTCAGAGTCGTAATTATCTTCTTCGTAGTTGTCTTCGTCATCTACAATGTCGTCGGCAGTATACAAATCTTTAATTACAGCATCCAGAGTAGCGTCATTGCCAAGAAGTTCTTCTGCAACACTATCCATTTCATAGTGATTTTCTAAACTACGCAAAAATGCGCTGGCGGCATCATAACGTTCTTTCTTGTCAATATAAGTTTTAACCGTTGCCCAAACATCTACAATTAAATTAACTTGTTCATCATACAGCATCTTCAATATCCTCCAATGGTGTTGTTTCTGATGTATTTACTCCCGCAGTCAAATCTCTAAGCATGATATCTGCCATTGCTTTGTCCAACATTTCATTGTTCCAACCTTTACGCATGGCCTTAAGGATTTCACCTTCTTTAGTTACATAACTATAACTATTGCCTTCACGTTTCAAACTGCCTTTTTCTTCTAGCATATCAAACAATCCACTGTAAGGACTCATGCCTGTTGCATACGGAATCTTAACATGAACTGACTCAAATGGTTTAGCATAACGAGTTTTCATAATTTTACAACTAGCACGAATACCCATTACTTGACTGCCAGTCTTATTGCCGTCTTCATCTTCTTTAAGTTTTAATTTACGCATAGCTACTACAATGGAACTAGCATAGATAAAGCCTTGTCCGCCACTAATCTTGTCATCTGGATCAAACATGTCTTGACTGGCATAAGTGTGATTAGTACATACCATACCAATGTTTAAGTTACCAAACATATTAACTGTATTACGAACCAATGATGTCAGTGCTTTGGGCTTACGGCCCATGTCACCTTTCATGTCACCTGCTTGGAACTGATTAACGTCTGTGGGAGTTAACAACATACCTAAACTGTCTATTACGAATAATACTTTAGGCCTAGCATCTTCTGCCATTGCTTTGTAATCTGCAACAAATTTTGTAATAGTCATAGCCACGTCATCAATCATGGCCATATTAAGTTTTAGCAACTTATCTTCGCCAGTATCTACACCAAGTGCGTGAAGCCATGCCTCGTCTAATGCGTTCTCTGTGTCAATAAGCACAACATAAATGCCCTGCTCTTGTGCATGACGAACTAAGTTGCCTGAACAGATAAAACTTTTACCTGCTCCAGACTCACCGGCAAATACAGTGACCTTGCCCATGGGCACACCTTTGAAAAAGTCGCCACTAATCAAATAGTTTAGTGTATAGTTACCTGTGCTGATCCAATCTGTAGGATCATTAAAACCAATGCTAAGGCCTTCGATGCTCTTAGTGATTTCTTTTCTAAATTTACTTACGTCAAATGGTTTTGTCATATTATTCTCCCTGTAAGTGCTTCATAACATTTTCTGGACTTGAAACGCCATATGGATCGGGATCGGTGGCACTTGATTCTGGTTCCACAAACATTTGTTCCACGTTGCCGTTGTCAATGATTGCGGCATATCGACGACTGCGTTTACCAAAACCAATTGCACTCATGTCAACTGTCATGCCCATGCCTTCTGTAAAGGCGCCTGCACCGTCTGGGATGACCCGAACGTTTTTAATTTTAAGAGCACGAGCCCATTCATTCATGACAAACGCATCATTAACGCTGACACAATAAATTTCATCAATACCTTGTGCTTTAAAATCATTAAATTGACCTTCAAAGCCTGGCAATTGATATGTTGAACAAGTTGGTGTAAATGCTCCGGGTAAGCTAAACACTACTACCCGTTTGTTGGCAAACAAATCATTGCTTGTTTTAAACACAAACTCGCCACCGATTGGGCATCCACCTTGTTCAGGTTCTTCGTCACCTTGTCTAAAGGCAAAAGTTACATTTGGTATATTTTTCATTTCATTTTCCTTTTGTTCATTGTCATACATTGTTAGAATTCTAACTAATGGATTCATTTTTTCTTGGAACACTTCAGGTGCTCGTCTTGCCGCGGCCTTCATATCATACTCAGTAGGATAATGACGTAATGCGTGAATACAATATAGTCGTAATTCTTTTGGTATACGTTTCCATCTGCCGCCGGTATTAGCTATTTCGACTAGCAATTCTTTGGCAGATAGTACAGCACGATATCTTTCGTCTGGTAGTGTCATATCTTTATTAGTTAATAAACGCTTTTTAAGCATTGAGAACTTGGGCGTACAATAAATTGCAGAGGCCCGAGCCGTGTTTACTTTTGCTGACGATTACGGATCATTGCAAGAATGTCGTTAACATTCTTTTTACCTTCTGGTGCGGCAGCTTCTTCAGCTACTTCAAAAGGAGCATCTTCATCATCATCAACTACTGTGGGCTTAGGAGCCGCTACAGAAGCAGGACGAGCTGCCGGAGTAGGTGCTTTGAAACTTGACTCTGCGGCATCAACATCTGATCCTACACTTGCTGGTACCAAGTTACCAAGGTTTACACCTGCAGGTTTAAAGTATTGACCCCAACGCTTAGGATCATACAATTCGCCGTCTACGCTGGCTTTGAACATGTCATAAATGACATCAACTTCTTCTTTACTAGGCTTCTTAGGCATAAAGTCATTTAAGTTAAACAAGTTGTGGTCTGCAATAGCCTGCAACTCTACTTCATTTAGGCCGCGCTCTTTACGAGCAAAGCTACTAGTGCTGTAGTCTGCGTATTGACCTTTTGTTGTTTTTGTTAAACGGAAGTCTGTGCCGTTCTCATAGTCTGTAAACAGATTATCCATTTCTGGATCCATCAACGCACCTTTAACAATGTTAAAGATACTTGGGTTTACAATAAACCTACGGATTGAATTCTCTGGGGAACTTTCTTCCTGTAGTTTTGTATCTACTACAAAACCTTGGAAAATATAAGACTTCTTTTTCCAGTATTTACGACCCAAGTCTTCTAAAGATTTATCCTTGAACCAAGGACGAATCTCTGCGTGGATAGGACAAGTTTCTTTCCACATTTCCATACAAGGAACAGTTACAATAACTTTCTTGCTTTCATCGCCACCTAGAACTCCTGCGAACTCTAGTCGGATCATTTGACGCTCGCGCCAAGGGAAAGTATTTGTCTCATCTCCATCTGGGAGAAAGCGTAATACTGTAGTTGAATTTTCTGGGATGTTCCAGAACGGGAAGATTGCGTTATCGCCTTGTTGACGATTGTTGTTACCGCTTTGACGTGTGTCTTGCTCTAGTAAGCGAGCGCGGATTTCTGCTAGTGATGTTGCCATAATGTTTTTCCTTATTAAAAATGCCAGGGTTTAAAAAAGTTTGTTGCCTGGAACACAAGATACTCTCATCTTGTGAACAATTATAACACTCTCTCGAGTGTTATGTCAACAGCAATTCTTCCTTTTGGTTAAATTGCTGTTAAAAATATTTATATTCTTATTTCAGTATTTCTTTTAGTTCGAAACGCTTCATAACTGA